ACAAACATGAGATGGCCGGAGATGCCGTTGCCAAGTCATGGGAAAGGGGGAGACAGGACGAACGTAAGAGAGCAAGATATTGGTGAGCAAGACCCCATGATGCGGTAAGAAAGACTGCGCAACTTCCCTTGGCTCTACGGACTGGATAGGGGCGTCGGTTGCTTGTCCACACCAGTCGCACTGAAGTAGGGGTTGACGCAAAGTAAACCGGGGTGATGTTGCACCGGCGGTAGCTGTGTTATGAGATGATGATGTGGCAATGTCTCTTTTTGTTTTATAGCTACCACTAGTGAGGCGCATTACCTAAAGTAAACGCCCAAGCAGTGCTGGCAAAGCACCGCGACGCCCGCAATGTGCAATCTGTTGCTCAAACAGAATTTGCAGGCCGGGTGGAATTCCATAGGCCAAAGCATAATCCACCCGCATAGACCACTCAACTTCGGTCGTGAAAGCTTGGTTAAGTTGAGAGGCACTATAACGACTGAGAGTATAAGACCAATTCATGTTAAGTACAGCAGAGTCAGCCGTTTCACAGGACGAGAATGCACGCGCTACGAGCGCAGACATGATTGGGACCCCAACGCTGCCGTAGCTGTGACAGATAGCAATCGACTTCAACACAGCATCTGCAGAAGCTCGCTCAAGCATGCTGGAATGCATCCAACCAAACTTGAACAATGCACGATGAGGGTCGCGAACATGGTGGACAGATTCGCCGAGATACTGCCCACCACAGAACTCCATGTAAGCGCCTTGCTTGAGAGTGACACCAAACGAATGGTAACTCTCAGTGAGACTGTCCAAATTGAGGTTTGGTCCAGCTCCCAGAAAGTCATCACCGCTGATCAAGGCAACAGTCCGATCAAAGTCACCCTCAGTCCGCAGGAAATGCATAAACATAAACCAATGAAAAAGGTTGTTTCCCACCGATGTGTGGGGATCGCCAGACTTGCGGATGCCATTTGCTGAAGAAAACCGCAACCCACGAAACCGGTGGTTCCCCTCACTTGCGTAGACACCAGCACGCCACTTGAGATCATAGGTGCCTAAAAATGATACAACATCAAGTGGTAGGCCCAGCAAACGAAATAGCGAATGCTGAACCTCCATGGCAAACCAGTTCTGAGACCGGTCATACATCTCGAGATCCGTCGACAATGGGAAAAACCCAGAATCACGCACCTCGGCAGCTCGCAAAGCATACCCTTCAGCACACCTGTGCTTCGCCAAAAATGGCATATGCTTGAGCTTGTGATCCATGGCGGTGAAATACGGCCCAAGATAAGCCAAAACCTCGTCTGAACAACTCGAAATGATACGGGGCTTGGGCAACTTATCAGTAAAGGGAATGTAATCATAAAACTCGCGCTTGTTAAAAAACGAAACGCGTGTTTCAATCGGACGGACAAGACCTTGAAGGTTCAGCACACCATTGACAACGGTAGCACCATCACGAAGCAAAGCAGCCAAACCACGCTCGGCGCGACGCCGGCTGGTGGCTGGTTTGCCAGCAATAAAAGCTGGCCAATCCCACGTTAAAGGTGACGAACTCAACCAACGTTGACAATAGTGTAGACTTAGGTCCATCTCTTCTTCACAATAGTAAGGTTCTCCTTCTGGATCAGAACGAGATGTCTTGAAATTCGTATTGACCAACATACGTCGAGCCAAACCATAAGACATATTATGACTACACGACGAATAAATAAGAGGTGTATGCTCTGGAAGATGCGGCCCTACCTGGAAGAAGCGTTCAGGCCGGCACCATGGATGATTTATGCTACACTTGGTCTTCGGCACTGTCGGCAATGATGCATGATGTCCACAACAATAACAAAGATGCTTCACATGAATCTTCGAAACAATGCGCGACAACAACCAAATCCAAACACCAAGCGCAACAACAGCAGACATAGAAGAAACAATGCGGAGAGCAGCGGTATGATCACGTTTAACATACTCAACAACATTGTCCAGAATGTGCGTGCTGTACACCTCAAAAGACTCTGAGAACTCCCGAAGACTGTGATCAATCGTATAGCCAATACGTTCAAACCGATCCCGAGGGCAACCAGTTCTCAGTGCAAGATCCCTAAGCATGATCGAAATTCGCTGAGTGCTTACACCATGCTCATAATACAGGGCAAAATCATGCAAGTTGACACACCAAAGTTTGCGATAGTTCTGGGTGACTAAGTGAACGATAGAACCAAGCATGACAAGACTAGTAGTAGTGCACGCAGAAAAAATAAATAAACAAACAAAACCAAACACGTTTGGGGAAGTGTACTCATACTCCTCGAAATCAATCGGGTGCAGCCACATGACAAAAGCATTGTAAAGCGCATGTATGAGCACTTGCTGGAAGATGTATTTGGGCCGGCGCGACTCTTTGACACCGTCAACCATATGGTAACATGAAGTATCAGTCAAAAGATACTGCAACAACACGACGGTACAGGCACCCTGGATCGCGTTCCAGCCCTGGGAGATGCTGACATCACTGAGTGGCCAATGAGCTAAAATGAATAGCAAACTAACCATAGAGCGTGGCAGCGGACAGTACATGCGCCATACCTCCTCACCCAAAGGAGCACCAGTCAAAGCCCACAAACTATGGGACATGGCGTATGAAGCGGTGGCTTTGCGCACATTGAGAAGACTAACAATGATAAAACAAAGCAATCCAAAAGCCACCACAAGTTGGGCACAAAAGAAGACGGTTAGGTCTACCCAAAATGTGTGGCACACCGTAGTAACTGTCGCAATTAGTTTTTCGGACGGGACGACAAACAATGACTCATACCAATGACGTCCTTGTTGAGCCGCATCAACAACGGGTTCATGATCCAACTGCTTGCATGCAAGAGCAAACACTGTAGGTGCAAAAGTCTCAAAATCATCATCAGACAGTGATGCCACAGAAGCCCGCAGTCGGCGATACACCACACGAAACATGGCGTAATTAACCGATGGAACACCGCGCAGCAAATCAGCTGCAGACGCCACAAGAATGGTAGGAACATGGTTGACCAATGTCAACTGAGTCTGAAAAGTACCAGGCGCGGAACGCTCACCGCGGTGATCACGGCCATCCAAAATGAGGTGCAAAGAACCACCGCTCTCACGATAGCGGTACGCCGGTTCCAATGCAGCAACCCCATCCTGGTTACCCATGGTCACTTCCATGAACACATGACAAAAAGAGCGCCACAACACAACAAAATGTAGCCGCATATGATTGCCAGTGCACACGGCACCTGGATTTGGGTAATGGAGCACAGCTGAAGGCAGAATGAATTGCACAGAAGTGCGATCCACAATAGCCTCCACTTCACCCACCTGAGCAACGCCTATCACAGCACTAGCAGGGAAAAAGGCGAACACCCGGGTATGGTGGTGCTCATTCAAAAATGTATCCCACACGTGCGGTGCGAACACATTGTACAGCACTGAGTCAGCATTACGAGCATTATCAAATTTGGGCAACTTGGCATCGCTGTACATAGCAAATGCACGCTGTGTGCACGCTGCGAGATAATTAGAAGCAAGCAAAGTCACGGCATCAAATTGAGGAGTTTCTGATGACGATGCAACGTGACGACCACCCTTAAACAACGTCTTTGACATGGCGTCGGATCCCACTGAAACGCGATAGTCAGACATACCATATGGAAATGGAGCTGGCACATGAGGCGCAGGATCGTCCTCAGCAGGATCTAAGGGTTGTTGGGCCACAGCCACAGGAGCAATAGGCAACACTGGTAAGCCAAGAACTGGGGGCATAGGTGCTGCAGCCAATAGAGGTTGAGGAATAACAACATCGGCTTGAACACCAGGCACAACACCAGGTTGGCGAGGCTGTGGGACACGAACAGGAGCTGGTGGCATAGGCGCATGCACGTGAGCAATTGCACCAGGCACAAAACCAGCAGGCACGTGGATGGGAGGTCGAGCGGCAGCAACATGACGTTGATATGCTGGCGGACGCAGCCTCGGGGCGTGCAAACCCATGGGGGCAGGCAAGCCAAGAGGAGCTGGTTGGCGGACCGGCTCGGCTGGGATGTCTTCTAATGGTGGGATGATGTCACAACTGTGCGCGGGAATTGGGCGGTGTAGCACACGACACTCAATGGCCGGCACTTGGGGGGGAACGGGAACGGGGACACGCGAAGGAACCACAACAAAATTGCCAACCCGAAGATCAGATAACTCATCGTACATCATTTTGTGAGTGTGATCATTGACAATTTTTGCTCCCAATCAGCATGAATGCAAGCAAACATGTGTGTCAAAGTCAGGAGCGGTGGCACAAGAGTGTGAAGACGGACGCTGAAGTGTGGGCAGGCGCAGAACGCTTATATATGCAGGGGAAAGCTAAATAAAACAATGCGGCGTTAGGGAATACACAATCGCCGCTGAGCTCGAAGCAAAGCCAGCACAAGCAAGCAAGCTGTGTCAAGTGGTCCGGCTGGAGTTTGATCAACGGCCAAACACACAAAACACCATGTCATAAATGCCGCAGGAACCTATAATAACTCCTTTGAGGTGAGGAACGGCATTATGAACATGGACCGCAAAAGCGGACAAACACAAACACACACACACACAACACACACACGAACCCTTTAGCCGGGCGAAGCGATTCTTACCCTGGCCAACTCCACACCCTATGGGCGAAACATCAAGCCGAATAGGTGTGTGGGTCGCAGTTTAACGTCATGCTCAGGACGGGCCCTAACCAAGCCAAAGAAAAGGACTCATCAGGCGAAAGATAGACATACAACACACATGCCACGGAGGCGAACCTCCTCTCTTTTGTTTTTGTTTTGGGAGATGGCAAGATCATGTGGGAGCATACGCAGTGGGAGATGCGGGCATGACAGCAATTATCCCAAATTGCTGTTTGCCAACAAGGCACACATGTTTATCTCCAACACTAAGCTACAGTTACACCAAACGATGAGGGTTAGTTAAATTTGATAGGGCTGGGAAGTTAGGCCATCAAGGCAGCTGCCTTGGCACCTACTGACATCAGCATGTCGCGATTCTGGTAAGCCCATTTGGCACCACGAACACCAGCTTTGGCAATCTTTTTCAAGAAACTGCCAAATGTGTTGCCTTTAGAGACCATAGGCAAGTCACCGATGACATGCATGATCTCTTCAAATTCAGACTCGTATGGAGATGGTTTGAGAGCTAGTGGTGTACTGCCACCGAAACACATTTCAAGGTGCATCACCCAAGATATCTCAAGAATCGTGGTTGCACTCAAGCCATAAACGAGCACACGCGGCATTGCACCATACACCGACGCTGTGGAAGCATATTGAGCTGGGATGGTAGAGACATAAGTGAAAGAATTTTGGTCACAGAACTTGCGCACCGTGATACCATCCATAATGGGATATGCATCGCCCAATTTCCGATCTGTTGCTTGGGCGCAAGTGCACCAAGTTGCTGCAGCCGCCCGCAGGCCAACAATGCCGTAGCAAGCCTGTAGCAGCCCTGATGATGTGTCCTGAGGACTCATGCACTTGACACGAAGTGCAGCCGCAGCAATCCTGTATCGCACAGGCTGGTACATCATGCCATACAAAACA